TGTTTGTTTCACCACCACCTACTGCTGCCAGTTGATGGTTGGGAACTATATTGCCATTACCTGGTGGTGTGAATAATTCTGGCCCTCTCTCTCCAACCATGTAAGTTCTGCCGCCAGTTACAGGGCCACCTGATGCTTTGCCTGGAAAGCCAAAGAAGGTTTTAACAGCACCCACGGCTCTTTGTACTATAAAAACTCTAATCAATTCTGCCATTATCTGCTTCAAGATATTATCCATCACATCTTTAAGGCTTTCTGCGCCTGCTTGAAGATTCATAAAGGCATCAGTCAGTCCTGTTTCTAAAGTATTCGCTACTTTAGTTCCTAACTTCTCCATGTCTTCAAATTGTTCTTTGCCGTTGTTAAACACTAAATCAAATCCATTACCAAATCTAGTTAGTGATTCTGCTGCTGTGGATAGGTTGTCTGTTAGATTGTCCGTTGAATCTCCAACACCATCTATTCCACCTTTTGCGTCTGTGCTATTTTTAAATAAGGCCCTCAAGGCATCTGCAAGGCTTTTTGTTCCAGCATCGTAATCTGTTAATTTCTTCAACCCATCTTGATATTCTTGATTTATTCTCTGGAAGTCTTTAAAAATTTCTAATGGATTTAAGTTACCAAGTGCCTTTATGCTGTCGCTTATATGTGTAATCCATAGACTCGTTTCTTTAAACCATTTTATAACTGATCCAAAAGTTTCTATAACAGTAGCCAATCCTTCTACTAATTCTCCTGCTATTGCTTTTCCTAGATCTGCAAGACCGCCCTTCGTTTTGTTTATTTCAATTATCCAATCCCTAAAGTTGGTAATCAAAGTATCAAGCATAGGGGATAGGGCAGCAAAGGTCTGATTAACTAGACCGCTTGCTATAAATTGTAATTCTGAAAAACGATCATTGAAACTTTCAACGGCCTTTATGGTTTTGCCACTTACAACAAAACCCATTTCCTCTGCTTTTTGGATCCAGGCATCAAAGGCTTCTGCACCTTCTCCAAAGACCTGATTCATTTTGATACCTGCTCTACCAAACATGGACTGTAGAATAGATGCTCTTTCTGATTCTTGGCCTAGTTTACCTATACCTTCTACTACTTCTTTTAGAAGTTGATCGTTAGTTTTTAAATGGCCACTATTATTTCTTAGTTGTATGCCCATCCTATCTAGGGCGTATGTGGCTTCACCTGTGCCTTTTACAACTACGTCACCAATGTTTTTAGCAAACTTTTCTAGGCCTTTATTAAGATCTTCAACTGACGCGCCACTTTCTACTGCGGCTAATCGTAATGCTTGTATCTTTTCGGCAGCAATACCTGTTCGGTCTGCCGTCTTACCTACATCATCTAGGGCATCAAAGGCTTTCTTGCCCAGGGCAACAAAGGCTGCGGCTGCTGCTGTAACAGCCACCATTAGACCAGTTACTACTTTCGCAACGCTCTTAGCTGCGCCGCCTAGTTTGCTCACCATGCTAGTGGCGAGTTTAAATTTACTGCTAAACTGATCTTTAGCAGCAATTATCATCTTAAACTTATCCACTTTTCTTACTCTCTAATATTTTTATATAAGCTAACCAACCAACAAACTCGTCAACCGTTATCACGCTTAACTCATCAAGAGTCTTATGTAGTCTGTCTGCTAATGCGTATTGCGTGAATAAATCCGCATCAGCTCTTATTTTTTTTCTGCGGTCTCCAGATCATCAGTTCCCATTATCCAAGTACCAATCTTTGTTAAAACGCCTACATCAACGCTATTCATTAATTTGTGCTTGTCGTCCATCGTGAATAATTTATCGCCATTTTCATCTAATGCCTTGTGTATCAAGGCATAAGCTAATAAAGCCAAATCATCATTCTTAGATAAACGGTATAACTTTGAACTTTCTTGGAGAGTCAAAGGTTTAGCATAGATCTTGAAGGTGCCACTCTCGTCTGCCCATTCTTCAACTTCCATAGATCTAATGTCTATGGAGTTGAAGTGGGAGACCGCTCTGTCTATTGCGCTCATAGTCTTAAACCGTTGTTGTAGTTACTGCGCCTGTGTAGGTCGCACTAATGCTTGCTTCAACCATGCCATCAAAAGATCCTGTTATGGATTTTGATGTAACTAGAGCCGTTCCAGTGTAATAACTATCACCTGAATCTGCTCCTTCTGGATATAAGACTAAAGTTACAGATGATCCTGGTGCCATTGCAACCTGAGCATTTGTGTCCGTCTCATCCCAGAATACATCAATTGATGCGTCAGCAGATGTTAGACCTGCAAGATAAGATCTTGCTGAATCTCCCATAGCTGTGTCTTCAATTACATCAGCGTTAGTATTAAGACTCCATGAACGAACTTCCGCCATTGTGTTTGAGCCTACTTTAACTAAACCCTCTTTCCCTGCGTGTGTTGCCATTTTCTATTCCTCGCTATTTTTATTATTTTTACTTACAGACTTAGAGGATTTACTCTTCTCAGTCCAACCTTTACTTTTTAAATACTCCACCTGGTCAATATGTGCATCAATGCTATCTTTGCCGTCTGGAGAATATAAAATTGCCATTTTTTACTCCTTACACCGCCGTTTGTGGTGCATTTTCAATAGTCATGTATTGAACGATGTAGGTCATGGAAACGCTTGCAACAGGCTTTTCTCCTTCTCCATCGTATTCAATTTCTGTAGATTCCAAGTATGAGTTCTTAGCCAGGCCGTTAAGCGTGACATCATCACCCAGGGCCGTTTCAACTTCTGCCGCTACGGTATCAATCGTATCGTCATAGTTGCTTACAGCTTTTACATATCCTTCTATTACTAAAGATAAATTTCTTAAAACAGTTCTCGTACCACCTATGGTCTGTGCTTCGCTGTCTTCTGACTTCGTGTAGATCAACAATCCTGGAAGGTTTGCCGCTCCCATGGGATATACCCTGGATTGATAAACCTTAGATCCAGTAGTGGTTAAACCTGTAAGGGTTGTAGCCGCTCTTTCTCTTAATTGTTGTCTAACGTGTGCCATTATTGTTGCTCTAACACTAAGGTTGTTACGCCTGTGCCGTCTGGTTGTACGTTAACTATGTTATAAGTAATACTGCTAATTTGAATCGTGTCGCCAATTTCAACATTGGTCATATCAGAACTTCTGCCTGTAGCCACAGGTTGAGTTCCTTCTACTTCCATGCCCAATCCAGGATCTATTGCAAAATATTCTTTATTAAGTATCACGTTAATAGATGAACCAGATCCATTGATGGTAATTGTTGCAGAACTACCGTGTGAATCAGTTTCAAAATATCCTGCTAAATCTGCTGACGATTCAAGAGCCATTACTTAGCCTTTTTTTTAGGTGCCTTTTTAACGGCCCTATCTTTTGTGGATTTAGGCTTATCGGAGACATCGCTTGCAGTACCGTTACTAACGAACTGCCTAACTTCGGCAGAAGAAACTTCTACTACCTCATTCTTTTTACGCATTACGCCCCTTATATAAGCATCCTGTTCCATTTTTATTTGTGCCATTGTTTACTCCTTTGAAAGAGGGGAGCGAACTCCCCTCAAATCAAACTAATTAGACAGTTATGTCCTTAATCGCGCAGAACGCGTTAGGGATTCTTACTGCAACATCTACGTCTTGGAAGAACGCGATTCTAGTTCCGCCAGATGTACTTAATGTTGATGAGTCCACAACTACATCTACGCCCGACCAAAAACCAAGCATAACTTGTGAGAAATCACCAAGAATTAAAGCATGGCAAGATCCAGAAGTTGATCCTTTAGTTAATGTTTTAGGCACGTTAGTTGAAACGTTAACGCTGTGTCCTAAGATAGAGTTGCTATCGTTTAGGATGAAGTTGCCTTCAACACCAGAACTCTGTCTAGGTATCTGTCTCATAGCACCCTGGACTCCAGGCGTGGTTATGAAGTTGATAGTGCTACCCATCGCATTATCGTTCTGAATAGCAGCTTCCATGTCTACAACTTTAGCGTAAGTTAATGCACCACCGTTTGTACCAATAGCAACAACCTGAGTGTCAGATTCTTGTAAGATACCAGAAGGCTCATTAGAACCACCACCATTGATAGCAACTTGGTCAATCTTAGAAGCCATAGTTTGCACTACGTCACTTCTTAGGATTGCTTCAACTGACGGATCAGATTGAAGTGCTAATTTTCTAGTGTAGTCAACATAAGTAGCTAGAGTCTTAGGTGCCATGGTGACTTGCGAAAATGTCGCGGATCCTTCGCTTGGGGCTGAGCCCTCTGCCACGAAGGCTGTGTTAGTTACAGATGCAGATAGCTTTGGAATCGCTATATCACCTTGTAAACCACTCATCACTCTGCCGCCCAATTGTGCAACTACTGATGTGGCGTAAACCTCACCAATGAACTCATTAGCTAGATGGTCAGTTCCTTTTAAGAAACCACCTGCTGAGTTAGTTCCAACACTTTGGTCACGTTGGCCCCATCCAATATCCATAGGAAGATAGAAACCTCTGGCTGATTTGCCAGATCTGTTTGCTATCTCATCAGATATTTCTCTTTCAAGACCTGCGTTAGACCAATCACCGCTTGATGCTGCCCTTACTGCGTTTAAGAAAGAGTATCTTCCTCTTTCTTGCTCGTTTAATCCAACTTCTGCTACTGGTGTTTCAAGTGGCTTTTCATCGGATATATTATTAAGAAGAATACCTCTAAATTGCTCAAGAGAATGTCCTTCCGCTATGGAAACATCAGCTAAATCACGTTTATTGTGCTTTGTAGCTAATGCAAGTATTTCCTTTGCTTCTTTAGCAACTTCAGATCTAACGCTTACTGCGGTTTCAGATCTAACAGCTTCTAAATCAACTTCAGGAGTTTTATTTTCTTCCATTGTTTTTTCCTTTTTTATTTTATTTATCTCAACAGGGGTTTCACGTTCTACCACCTCTGCGCTATCTTTTGATCTGGCTACACCAACCATAGGGTTGGTATCAGCAGGTAAACTGACCAAACTGGCTTCCATTGGAGTCCAGTTCGCTCTGTAAGTCGTATCTTCTAAAGATTCATCTCTAACCATAGAGTTGATTCTGTAGCCTACTGAGACAGATCTTTTAATTCCGTCTAATACGTCTTGCCAGGTTTCTTGTGCTAGTTCGCTTCTTCCAAAACGCACCGTTGCTAATGTCCTATTAGTAGCACCGTCTAAATTAAAATCCTGCACTATGCCTACTTGCCTTGTCGTATCATGGTCAAGTAAAACAGGCATGTTGCCGCTTCTCGCCCAAGTCATATCAACTGACTCAGGGGCATGGTCTAAAACTTCCATGCCAAAACTACGCTCCACAGGCTCCTCTGAACTAAGAGCGATGCGGACAGTTCTATTGTCCTCATCTATATACTCAGCTCTTGAGAGATCTATAGAACGGTAGCTTGTTTCTTCGCTAAAATTGCGATTTTCTTCTTCTTCGGTTTCCACAACTTCTTCTTCAACAGATTCAGTTACTTCTTCCTCGGAATTTTCTACTACTTCATCATCCATATTATTCTCCGTGGATTTTAGTTGTAAATTTGAGCCGTTAGGCTCCCTTTCTGACGGCGTTTTATCACCTTCAAAACCTTTTTTAGTCATTTCTACCCCCTAGCAGAACAGCAAAATCCCTTAGTCCTACGAAAATAAGATGCCTGAGAGTGCGCCCAACATCTTCATTTTGCTCATCATTTGGTAACAAATGATCCCACCTCAACTGCTTATTCATCTTCAGCACCCTGTATTTCTGGTTCAACTGCGTTGGTTTGCGCTCCAAACGGCTGAAATGCCGTAGATACGCCGTATTGCTCTGCTAATTTTGTCTCTCTGTCGTGCTGTTCAAACAATTCTTCTACGTCACGGCCATAAGCGGCTTGAATATCACTCATTGTTACCTGGCCAGACTTTAGGCCCAGGATGTTGGCCTGTATTTCCTTCTGCGGATCTACATAACTCCAAGATCTAGGAATAAACGTAGTTGATTCAGCAAACTTATCAAATCTAGTCATAGGAAGGGGTATTTGATTCGTAGTCATGGCCATTTCTAACCATTCTTTAAATACTGGCTCTATAAAGTGTGCAATTACAAATTCTTGTATAACTCCAAACTGTGCGCGGTCTTCTAGTGAGCCTGCGCGGATAGAACTGTAATTAACTGAACTTAAATCATTAGCTAGTGAGTGATAACTGATATTTAAACCACTAGATATGCCCCTAAGTATGGCTTTTTCAAACGCATCAAAGGCAGAAGTAGGGTGGTTAGGTTCAAAACTCTTGAAGTCCATGCCGCTTGGTAGCTGTTCAAAGGTACCAGGCTCGGCTTCCATGATAGGAGAGAAGGTGTCTTCGTAGTCTTCACCTAAATAACCGTCACCACCAGGAGAGGTATAGAACCCCATTTTGCAAGCCGCAAGCCTGGAAGCGGTTAATTCTGCCTGTCTATAACCGTTTAAAGTGTGTATTTTGTCCATTGCTGTGGCTGTCCAGGGTACTCCGCGCGTCATTTCTGGCCTTTCTTGCATATAAGCATGGATCATTTCATTGGCAGGGATCCTTGTGTACTGTTTGGGGTTTAAAGTGGAATAAGTTGGACTGTCATAAGGGTGTTGTTTGAATAAGTGATAAGCCAACGGCCTTCCAACGGCATTGGTTTCAACTCCCATTCTTATATTCGCATCACCTTCTGCTTTTTTGCTTAATTCCTCATCTAAGTGGTCTGCTTCTACAAATTGAATGGAATAGTTAAAAGGATTGTCTTTTGTCTTAACGTGCTTAACTAAACACTCCCCATCCCTTGCTAATGTCTCAACAAATAGCTTTTGTGCATCAATAAAACTTAATTTACCTGTTACTGTGCAATTTTCTTTCTTACACCACCTGGCAAACTCGCGCTCTATGATCTGATTGCCTACTAAATCTAGC